GCAAATAAAATAGTTTATAGAATTGAAGATATAGATAAAGCAAGTACAGTAGCTTTTGAAAAATCAGCTAAACTGCCAATGCATGATGGTCAATCATATTCATTATTTAAGTTTAAAGGTGGTGTATATTGCAAACACAAGTGGGTTCAAATTTTATATAAATTGAAAAAAGGCAAAGAAAAAGGAACTGAAGATATTTCTGATTATAAAAAAGTAAAATCAATTCCTAAGAGTTATAGACGTTCACCAGCTGGAAGCAATAAAGCAAAAGTAGCACCAATTAATATGCCTAATAACGGACATTACCCAGGAGTTAAATAAATTAAGATATGGCAAAAGCATTATTCATAACAAGACAAGATTTAGTAACTTTTACAAGTGCCAATGGGAACTTAGACCCAGATAAATTCTTACCGTATATACGTCTGGCGCAAGACATTCACATGCAAAACTACTTAGGTACAGATTTATATGAAAAGATTGAAAAGCTTATTAGAGATGGTGAATTAACAGAATTATTAAATCCTAACTATTATAATTTAGTAAAAGATTATTTAAAAGATATGTTAATATATTGGGCAATGGTAGAATATTTGCCATATGCTGGTGTTAATATTACTAATGGTGGAATCTTTTCACATAGTCCAGAAAATGCAACTGCATTAGATAAAGATAGAGTAGATTTTTTAATTGAGAATACAAGAACTAAAGCACAACATTACACAAATAGGTTCATTGATTACATTTGTTTTAACACTAATTTATTTCCTGAATATAATAGCAATTCAAATGGTGATATAGACCCAGATACGGTTGCTAATTTTGGAGGATGGGTTTTATAAATATTAAATAAAAAAGAGTATGTCAGATTATGATTATGGTTCACAAGGTCAAGGGTACAACATTGTAGACGGTGTATTTGGTAAAATATATGAAAGTTCATATTGGGGTGTTGGTGTTTGTGAAAACACTATTGATTGGGGTTCTTCTTATAAATCCATATCAAATTGCGCAGATGCTTCTTTTAATTATTCTGCTGATAGTTATCCTACAAATGGTAGTAACCCTACACCAACTATTACTGGTGATGCTGGAGGTACTTTTACTGCTACACCAAGTGGTTTAAGTATTAATTCATCAACTGGTGAAATAACATTATCAACATCAAGTATAAATTCATATACTGTTAAATATGAGTTATCTAATGGAACATTTACAGAACAAACAATTGGTATAACTGCCGCAAGTTTTGCAAATGTTAATTCATTTAGTTTTGATGGAGTGGATGAATATTTTGAAACCCCGCCAACATCATTTTTAAATGGATTAACCAATGCTTCTTGGTCTTTTTGGATTAAACCAACTGACAATGCATCAATAAGAGTTATTATGCACACGCAAAGAGATGGAGCGACAAACAAAAATTCTCAATTCTTTTTTTGGATGTGGAAAGGAAACCGTCTTGATTTTAGTATTAGTATTGCATCTTATTATATAAGGGGAGATATTAGCTATATTAATTATGGGCAGTGGAATCATCTTTGTGTAACTTTTGATGGAACAGGTTCAACTCCATATACGGGAAATATGTATATAAATGGAGTAGATAGAACTACCTCAACAAATTTATTTTCAATTTTACCAACAGCAAGAACAGATTACAACACAAGAATCGGAGAAATTCAAGAAGCTGGTGGCTTTTCATTTTACAACCCTTTTTTAGGGAATATGGATGAAGTAGCAATCTGGAATAGTACTTTAAGTTCTGATGCAGTAAGAGAAATTTATAACTCAGGTGCGCCAAATGACTTAGATAATTTAACTAATGCATCAAGCCCAACCGCTTGGTTTAGAATGGGTGATTAAAAAATGATTAATTAAAAAAAATATGGCAACAGAATTTATATCTAATAGCTGGCTTATGCCAGAAAACAGCAATCAGGATAAACTTGCTAACTACTCATTATCTTTTAATGGAACAGACCAGGATATTTCTTTTGCTTCTGCAAATTCTGGGCCTCTTAATGATATAGGAACTGGGGATTTTACTATTAGTGTGTGGGGAAATGCAACAACAAAAGCAGATTATGGAACTTTAATTGGCAACTGGAGTACAAACGGGTTAATAATGTGGAGAGCTGCAACAAGTAATGTCTTTGAATGTTATATTGGTGGAGATGGCTTTACAACAACATATACAATTCCTTTTGATGACACTTGGCATCATTATTTAATAAAAAGAAGTGGCACAAATGTTACTGTTTATGTAGATGGGGTTTCAGTAGCCACTGGAACTTCTTCTGCTACATTAGCAAGTAGTGCAATAAGTTACATAGGAAATCAACCGCATAACTCCAGACGTTGGTCTGGAAGTATAACAGAGGTTTCAATATTTGATTATGCACTTACAGACGGAACTGGCGGAACAACAAACCAAATAGGAGAACTATACGGAACTGGCTCAGCAGTTGGCAACCCTATGAGTTTAAGCACAAAACCAGTTGCTTATTACCCTTTAGGGCAGTCAGCTTTCAATGGTGAGTTTTTAGCAACTAACAAAGCAACAGAATTATTTGAAAATTATAGTTTACAACTTGACGGCTCAGATGACTTTATTAATTGTGGAAATGCTTTTACTCAAACTGGTGCATTTTCTGTTTCAGCTTGGATAAAAACGTCTACAACAAGTGCAACCTCTGTACTTTATAAAAGTGGTGTTTTTCAATTTGGTAAAGATACTTGGTACAACGGTGGAGTAGGTGGCGCTCCAAATTTATCTTTAACAGATTCAGGTGGTATAACAAAACTTTTTAGAAATGGTGTTGCTCCAAGCGGTGCAACTGTAACTGTTGGAACTGTTGTTGATTTAAAAGATGGTAACTGGCATCATATTGCTTTTACTTATAATGGAACAAATCAAGGTAAATATTATACTGATGGTGCTATGACTTATACTTATGATATTACAGACGCAAGTTGGGCTGGTACGTTAGCAAGTAACTCCAATGATTTATTAATAGGTAAAACAACAGTAGCAAATTGGAATGGAAATGTTTCTAATATTTCAATTTATAGTTCGGAATTAACATCAGCACAAGTAACAACTCTATATAATAGTGGCAAACCTTTTGACTTAAACACCTTTGCAGTAACACCAGTAAGTTGGTGGAGATTAGGAGCAGTAAATTCATCATTTGATGGCACAAATTGGACTGTTTTGGATGAAATAGGAACAAACAACGGCACTTCAGCAAATATGACACAAGCAGATTTAGTAGATGGAGTAGGAGCAACTGGCAACGGTGTTTCTTCGGGTATGTCATCAGGAACTAACCGAAGTGATGCACCTTATAGTTCAAACAATGCGGTTTCATACAATATGAGTGTAACCGCAAAAACAACATCAGTACCAACATAAATATTAAAATAAAAATAAAATGGCAACATACATAGTAATAGAATTAACAGAAACAAGCAAAGTTGACTTTTCACAAGTGAACCAAACATCTGCTCAGACAATGCGTAGAAACTTAGCAAACACTCAAGGGTTATTAAGCTACATTACAGAACCAAGTTATGTAACAAGTGGTGCTTTACCAATAGTAGGTGATAAAATGAACCATCAGGAGTGTTTAGAATTAATGGCAACAAGCGCATGGAGTGAACCAATGCCTGAATAATGAGGGGAACACTAAAAATAGAAGTTGCTTCAAAACGTAAAAGAAAAGGCATACATGCTAAGAGCAAAACAAGTAAATTAAAGGGCAGTAAAAACTACTCTAAAAAATATAATGGACAAGGCAAATAAAATAGTAATGGAAGACCACAGCTTATTAGTTGCTCTGGCTGGTATAGTATCAGCATTAGGGTTGAAAGAAATTTGGAACATAGTAAAGAAAAGAATGGATATTAGAGCTTCTAAAGATGAACGTGCTGATGGCCTTTCTATTAAAGTTATTCATGAGTTAAAAGAAAAGATTACTGCCTTAGAATTAAAGATAGATGTATTAATTACAGAGAATACAGAACTTAGGGTAAAGATTGCTAAAATGGAGGAAAGATTAATTCAAAATGCTAAAAAATCAGCATCAAGAAAAAGAAAACCAAATGAGTAATTATTGCTCACATAGTAGTGAAGATATTAAATACTATTATACATATGTTAAATCAAAAAAACAATTATGAGACAAGTTAAATATATTGTAATTCATTGTAGTGCAACTAAAGAAGGTGTAAATGTAAGTGCAGCAACAATTGATACATGGCATAAAAGAAGGGGCTGGAATGGAATCGGCTATCATTATGTAATCGGAATTGATGGAAAAATAGAAGCTGGAAGGCCAGTTAATACAATGGGCGCACATGTTGGTGGTGGCGGAAATAGAGCATCTATTGGTATTGCCTACATTGGTGGTGTTGATGCTAATTTAAAAGCAAAAGATACAAGAACAGAAGCGCAAAAGAAGTCATTAATTAAGATAATTGAAATATTAAAAAACATTTATCCAGAAGCTTCAATACATGGTCATAGAGATTACTCTGTTGACAAAGATGGTGATGGAGTAGAGCCACATGAATTTATGAAGCAATGCCCGTGTTTTGATGCAGAAGTAGAATATATGGATTATCAACCTAAAAATTTTAAACCCAAAAGCAAAAAAGCAAGGGACATTAAAAAATCAAAATCTAAAAAATGAGCAATAAAGTAAAAAATATAATAACTAACATACTTGGCATAGCATTATTTATTTTTAATGTATATATGTACTATTATGGTGAAGAATCCTTTGCAAGTTTTGTTAGTATATTAGCAGTATCATTAGCATTATTTTTATTTAAAGGAACTGAAACAAAACAATGGTTAAAAAAAGCATTAGCCAAATTCTCATAATATGTTTTTTAATTAGCTGTACACCTCAAAAAAGGTTAAATAGATTAGTTAGAAAATATCCACAATTAACACAGTTAGATACTATTAGAATTATTGATACTATTGTAATTGATAATTTTAATTATGATACTATTGAAACTGTAAATTATCATGATACAACTATTATAGTAAATAATGAAAGAATTGAAGCCAGATACTTTTATGACACCCTTAGGCAAGAGATATACCATGAAATCACGTGTAAAAGTGACACAATTATTCAAAATAGATTTATACCTGTTGAAAAGGTTATTGTTCAGGAACAAAAAACATGGCAGAAATACAAGCCGATGGCTATCTTTAGTATTGTAATTTTAATTGCTTTGGCTATACTAAAAAGAATTGGTATAGTATGAAAATTAATAAATCAGAAAAAGGCAAAGGGAATGCAAGGTATAGATTAACAAATGATGAAGTTAATGTATTAAAAAAATACAGGAGAATAAAAGAAGAAGCAGAATTACAAGGTGTTAATCCAAATGATGTTCATTCAGGTTGGATAAAATCAAAAGAATCTTCATTATATTTCAAGAATAGTGCTTTTAGAACTAATGATTTAAAACAATTCAAAAAAGATTTAGTAAAAGATTTAAAAGAATATGCGCCTAATTTCAATAAAATTAAAAAGCCTAAAGTACATGATGGCCATTGCTTGTTATTATCACCAGCAGATATACACATTGGAAAGCTTTGTAAATCCTTTGTAACTGGTGAAGAATACAATAAACAAAGGGCAGTTCTTAGAACATTAGAAGGTGTTCAAGGTTGCTTAGAAAAAAGCAAAGGGTTTAATATAGACAAAATTATTCTAATAATTGGCAATGATGCCATGCATATTGATACTTCAAGTGGTGGAAAAACAACAAGTGGTACTGTTCAGGATGTAGATGGTTTATTTTATGAGCATTTCCATATTGCTAAAAGGTTGTATATTAATATAATAGAAACTTTATTAGAATTTTATCCAGATATTCATATAGTTTACAATTCATCTAATCATGATTACTTGACTGGGTTTTGCTTAGCTGATGTAATTGCAACATATTTTAGAAACAATAAAAATATAAGTTTTGATATTAGTTTGCATCACCGTAAATATTTTACGTACTATAATAATTTAATTGGCAGTACACATGGCCATGGTGCAAAATGGGACTTGTTACCTTTATTAATGGCAGATGAAGCAAAAGAATGGAGCAACACAAAGTACAGATACATGTTTACCCACCATGTTCATCACAAAGTTGGTAAAGATTATGTGGGTTGTTCATTAGAATCTTTCCGTAGCCCTTCACCCGCTGATACATGGCACTCTAAGATGGGTTATACCTCATCTAATAACCAAGCAATTGAAGCTTTTATATTCTCAAAACAAGATGGCCAAGTTGCCAGATTAACACACCTTTTTTAATATTAAAATTCTAAGTATACTTTGTATGCTTGCGTGTATACTTTCATGTATACTTGTGTGTATTGCATAAAAATTATTCTATATTATTTTGTTTTATAAATATATTTATATATATTTGAATATAATTACAACTAAACTATGAAAAAATTAATATTAGAATTTACTGCTTTAACTGCTATATTTCTTATAGCATATCATTTAATAACAACTATAATTTTAAATATATCATAACTATGGAAAAAGATAATACATTATATGTACATGAATCAGAAATGCTTTGGAGTGAAAACGGTGAAGTTTATTTACAATGTGGAAATGGTAGAATAGTATTTAATGCTGATACTTTATTCAATGACATTCCACACTTAGCAGCATTAGCACTAAAAGAAAGAAAGAAACAAGAAACACAAATTCTTGAATTATTAACTAAAATAAAAGAATAAGATGGTAAGAACATTTTACATACCAGAAAACAAAAGAGAAACTATGATGAAGTTTGTTGAAAAAGCTGAAGAAAATGGAACAAGCTATTCAAAACTAATTGTAGAATTTATGGAAAACTATATAAATAAATAACTATGCAGATTACAACAACTAAACAAGTATTTCAATTTCAGGATGGCCAAACTGATGTTGAAGTAAGTATTGAAAAAAAAGAAGGCCAACCCAAAATAATAACTTTTACAAGTTATGAAACTAACCATCACCTTATTGTAGAAACTGGTGAATTTGATGAACTCTATAAAATATTAACCCAAATAAAATCAATGCTATGAGTTTGAATCATTACATGACATATTTAGAAGAATGGGAAAGGTTTAATAGAACATCAGAACTAAATGAAGAACTTAAATTTTTAGTACTTAGAATAAACTACAATAAAAGATTATTATGTTCTGATACTTGGACACCAACAAAAAAAGACATAATAGTACATAAGGAAAGATTTAATCAATATTTAGAATTGTTTAATGAATTAGATAATAAACATAAAATAAATGATTATAATTATTTCCCTAAAAGAATGAAAACTATAAAAGAATCAATAATAAAAATTAGAAACTATGAGAATAAAGGAATTAGCTAAAAAATACAACCTTGGAAAAAATGATTTCTGGGAATTAAAAAGAGGTCAAAAAAGTATGTGGATTATTACACATGATGCAATTGAAAAGATTGCAATAATTGAAAACATTGAACTAACTAAATTTGAGGTATTAAATACTGAAGTGGATTTTGCAAGGTTTTTAATTACAATGCAAAAGGGAGATAAATCTATTGTAAGTGTTGGTGAAGCATCTACAAAAAATTGTACATCAAACTATTATGGATGCATGGCTGAAAAGCGTGGAATTGATAGATGTGTTTTAAAATTAATAAATGCTTATGAATATGGCATCTATTCTGATGTAGAAGCTGATGCATTTAAACAAACTAACTAAACAATATATCATGAAAAAAGAACACTTAAGCTATTCAGCATTAACACAATTTAAAAAGTCACCAAATCATTTACTTGCATATTGGGAAGGAAAACAAAAAACAACAGATGCAATGTTATTTGGTTCATTAATACATAAAATTATATTACAACCTGAAACATTTGACTTTGAATATGTAGTATTTGAAGGCAAAGCAAGAAGGGGAAAAGAATGGGTAGAATTTGCAGAAATAAATAAAAACAAAACTATAATAAAACAAAGTGAATTAGATGCAGCATTAGAAATAACAAATGCAGTTGCTAATGATAAAATATTTATGGACTTAATAAGCAAATGCACTAAAACAGAACAACGTGTAGAATGGATTGAACAAGGAGTTAATTTTAAAGGGTTTGTGGACATGGTTGGTGATGGATGGATAGCAGACATAAAAACATGTAATGATGCCCTTAAACTCAAAAGAGATATATACTACAATGATTATAAAATGCAAGGTGCTATGTATTTAGAAAGTTTTCCGCCAAATACTAAATATTATATTATTGCAGTAGAAAAAAACATACCATACAATGTAAAAGTATTTAGATTAGCTGAAAACATGTTAGAAGCTGGATATTTAGATTACATTGATTTAACTACAAAATATAATGCATGGGATGGCAATCCACAAGGATATACAGAAGAAATTGAAGAATTATCATTTAAAGAAGATTAACTAATAAAAACAATAAATTATGAATAATACAAAAATAAAAAGAACATTAAGTCATCATGAAATAGATTTTTTAATTGATGTTTTAAAACAGGATAAAACTAATTTACAATCTATTTTAAATAATAAAGAATTAGATTATGTATTCAAAATGCATAATAAATTAATTTTTAAGTTAACTAATATTTTAAAAGAGGAATTAAAAAAAATAACCAATAAAAACAAATAAACATGAATGTAAAAGGTAAAATAACAAAAATACTTGATACTAAAACTGGTACAAGTAAAGCTGGTAAACAATGGAAAAAAACATCCTTTGTATTAGAAACAGATGAAGAATATAATAATCTATATTGCTTTGAAATATTTGGAGAAGAAAAAGTAGATAAATTTCTTCAATGGAATGGCAAAGGTGATACAGTTACTGTTGATTTTAATGTTTCAACAAGTGAATGGAAAGGAAGTTACTATACAACTTTAAGCGCATGGAAAGTGTTTAGAGATGATAATGCTTCAGTAGAAACTGAAGAAATGGCTAAAGAAGGGGATTTACCCTTTTAAGTATAGAGAAACTATAAAACTATTAGAAGATGCTGGATTTGAATACAAAACTTATAAAAGATTTGCTTAAACAAGGGTTAACACCTAAACAAATAGCAAAAAAATATAATGTTAAATACTATGTTATTTATGATTTAATAAATAAAGATGAAATAACACTATTAATGATTCAAGGTTACACTATGCGCCAAATATCTAAAAAACTAAATTTAACATATACTATTGTTAAAAAATATATAAACAGATATAGAAGGAATACTGTACCAGTTCATTTTGATTCAAAAACTGAAGCATACTATAATAATGAAGATGATTACTCAAGGATTCCAGAATATACTTTGGAGTCCTTGGATATCAATGAAATACTTGCTTACAATAGATATAACAATAAACACAAGGCATACTATGAATAAAATATACCAAAAAACTTATAAAGAAAGAAAACAATATATTAATCATGCTGAAATAAAATGTGAAGAATATTTGAAAAGTAAAAATATTTCTTATGTTCATTTTGGTTGGACTGATGAAATAAAAGATAATATGGATATATTTAGTGGCTTTTTAAATTTTGATAATAAATTACGCAAGCAACCAGATTTTTTAATTCATAATAAAAACTTTCATTTTATAGAATGTAAATCATTTGATAATCAAGATTTTTTTAGATTGAAAGAATGTGATAAAGATGCTTATAAATATTGGAATTATTTTATAAAACTTTATTTGTTTATTTATAGCCATAAAAAAAACATATATAAAATTATTGAACTAAATAAACTATTAGAAATATTACCAGATTGCATAACTGAAAAAATGCCAGACAACAACCAACCCTATAAATTAATACCTTTAAACAAACTATATAAACTATGAACCAAAAACAAGGATGGATAAAAATCCATAGGCAGTTGTTAGATTGGGAATGGTATGATGATATAAATGTAACAAGATTATTTTTACACATACTTTTAAAAGCAAATCACAAGCCAAAAAATTATAAAGGTGAAATTGTGAAAGTTGGTGAACATTTAACAAGCCGAGATATATTAGCAAAAGAAACAGGTTTAACAGTAAGGCAAGTTAGAACCGCACTAACTAAGCTAAAAATGACCAGCGAATTGACCATCACATCAAGTTCACAAGGCACTAAGATTCAAGTAGTTAACTATGAAAAGTATCAAGTAGTGACCAGCGACATGACCACAAAGCGACCAGCGAGCGACCAGCAAACGACCACTAACAAGAATGAAAAGAATGAAAAGAAGAAAAAAAATAAACAAAAAAAAGAAATTGTAATTCCTTATATGTCTACTAAAAGCATTAATAATTATTTAAAACAAAAAAACAATGATAGTTAATAAAGAAGAACAACTAAAATACTTATATGCTTTTAAAGATGGTAAAATACAAAAGGGTATGGGTATAGGTTGTGAATATGATAATTACTATGTACATAAAAAAGGTACTATGACTGTTGTAATTGGTTTAGACAATGTGGGTAAAACATTTTTTTTATTATGGTATTTTTTGTGTTTAAGTGTAAAGCACAATGTTAAATGGTGTATATGGTCAGGTGAGAATTCTGCTGGACAACTTACAAGAGATTTAATACAAATGTATTCACAAAAAGAAATAAAAAATTTAACTAAACCACAAATACAAAAATATTATAATATAGTTTCTAATTGGTTTACTTTTATTAGTAACAAAAAAATGTATAATCACAAAGATTTATTAAAAATATTTAAGGAAAGCAATTGTGATGCTTGTGCTATTGACCCTTACACCGCTTTAAATCATGATAGAAGGGTTAGCCAGTATGAACGTAATTATTTAATCTGTAATGACATTAGAGATTTTTGTAACACAACTGGTAAAACAGTATATATTATGACTCACCCAATGACAGAAGCAGCAAGGAGGGTTTTTCCAGCTGGTCATGAATATGAATCATACATACAACCACCAAGAAAATCTGATACTGAGGGTGGGCAAGTTTTTGCCAACAGAACAGATTCTTTCATAAGTATCCACCGCTTCATAAATTCACCAATATTGTATAAAATGACACAAGTTAGAATTGAAAAAATAAAAGATAAACTAACTGGAGGTAAACCAACATTAGCAGACCCATTATGTTTTGATTTTAATTCTGGTATGGGTTTTACTATTGGTGGTGTCAATCCTTTAAAAAATGAATTAAATAAACAATTAACTATATAAACTAAAACTATGGATGAATTAGAACTACTATTAAGAAAGAATGAATTACATATCTTAATTATAAAGGCCTTACATGACATTGATAAGGGTAATGCTCCAAAAAGTAAATTAAAGGCCTTAGAAACTCTTAGAATGACTTTAGAGACCATTAATGAATTAGCTGAACTAAACAGAAACAAAGATAAAGCATATAGAAAACTAAGAGTTGATAATGCATTACAAACTAAAGAAATAGTTGAATTAAAATTAAAAATTACTAAATTACAAGAATTAAAAGAATTATAATTATGAATGAAACAATAGACAATGTATTTTACTTGATGTTAGTTTCTCACTTTTTAGCAGTAATTGCTGGGATGTGTATAGTTAAAATAATAGATGAATATATAAACAATAAACAATAAGTTATGCCAAAGCCAAAACCAAATGAAAAGAAAAAGGATTTTATGTATAGATGTGTTCCTGAAGTTATAAAAGAAGGTTATCAAAGTGACCAAGCCATTGCAATATGCTCTAAGTATTATGAAAACAAATCTAAATAAACATAGACAATTTAAAGGTGTTTATACACACCCAAATCAAAGGATAAATCAAAACATAATTAAACACTATTGTGAGTTATATCCAAATGACAAAGAACTTGGTGAACAAATAAGAAAACTATATATTAAATGAAGATATTAAATTTATATTCTGGAATTGGTGGAAATAGAAAACTTTGGAGTGATGAACATGAAATTACTGCTATTGAAATAAATAAAAAAATAGCAACTAAATATAAAAGTTTATTTCCAAATGATAAAGTAATTATAACTGATGCGCATGAATATTTATTAGAACACTACAAAGAATATGATTTTATTTGGACATCACCTCCATGCCAAACGCATAGCAAAACAAACTACTTTACACAACATATAAGAAAAATACCAGTATATCCAGATATGAAATTATATCAACAAATTATATTTTTAGATGCTATGTTTAAAGGAAAATATGTTGTTGAAAATGTTGTAAGTTATTATGAACCATTAATTAAACCTACTAAAATTGGAAGGCACTATTTCTGGTCAAATTTTAACATACCTAAAATTAAACAAGCAAAAAATGATATAGGCACAATGGACTGTAAATATGGTAATAAAGCTTGTAAAAAACCCATTGAAGAAAGGAATTCTGTAAATTCTGAATTGGGTTTACATATTTTAAATAGAGCATTAAACATTGTAATAAATGAAACTATAAACCAAAAAACTATATTTGATGAACCCTAATAGACAAATTAAAAAAGCTTTAAGCAAAGAAGTAATTAAAGAAATTAATAAAGCACATATGTGGTGTGCATTAATGATGGATGAAAAAAGCAAGATTAAGATTAAAGCACCTAATCAAAAAAATCTAAGTGTCATTGCGGTATTACTATTTTCTAATCCTGATTTGCATGAATATATAAATGAACTAATTGATTTAATGAAAGCTGAAGAACAAAAACAAACTGTTAATGAAGATAACTAATGAAGATAATATGGAAATGATGGCAAGGTATGAGGATAACTACTTTGACCTTGCTATTGTAGACCCTCCTTATGGAATAGGAGATTTTAGAACTAAAGAATCCAAAAAAAGTCATAAAAAAATAAATTGGAATGAAGAAATTCCAAAACAAGAATATTTTTATGAGTTAGAAAGAGTTACTAAAAATAGAATAATATTTGGTGTTAATTATTACGGAAAATATATTAGTGATGTTGGAAGGATAGTTCACGATAAAACGGGAAGAGGAAAAAGAAAAGCACCTGCAGGATTGTCTGACTGTGATATAGCATCTCATAGTTTTGGTGTTAATATGAAAATTTATCATTATACATCAATAGGAAATGTTATAGGTCATAAAATAGATTGGGAAAACAAATTAAGATGGCATCCTTGTCAAAAACCTATTTCTTTATATGAATGGATTTTAATGAACTACGCAAAAGAAGGTAACAAAATACTTGACACGCATTTAGGTAGTGGAAGCATAGCAATAGCCTGTCACAATTTAGGATATGACTTAACAGCTTGTGAACTTGACAAAGAATATTATGAATCTGCAATGAAAAGAATTAAACAACATCAACAACAACTAACAATATTTTAACTATGGGTGGAAAA